GCGTATGCAGTAAAGGTAACACCAAAAGCAGTCGGATTCTCTCTCTCAAAGTTAGTTTCAATACCACCACAGATAGTTATAAAGAACGTCCAAGTGGTCAGATAACATGTATCGTTATCTGTAATCTCCAGCTCGAGGGCGGTAAACGTTATTGTGTTTATTCCACCCACACCAAGCCAGTAGGCGACTCCAAGTTCATCTTCTGACGAAGCGAAATCGGCTAAAGCCAGCTTCATGTTTTCTGCTGTAGACTCTAACATTGAGAACTCAACGGCGGCTGTCTCCCCTGTTATAGCAACATCGACGGGTACGGTGATTTGGTCACAGAAGATATCAGATAAATCAAGAGAGTAGTTAACTGTCACTCCTCCTTGTGTGCATCCGACATCGGTTCCTTGGGGGTTTACGTCAAACCAGCTGGGATTACCAGCATCATCTCCGACGGTTCCACCCAATCTGACCACGGCACCTGAAACATTGATGTTTGTGGTTGTAACTGCCATAGTTAGAATCCTCCTTCTAAATTTTAATAAATATTTCTGACTCTAAAACTATAACTTTAACTATTGCCACGTTTTGCTTCTGCAATTTCTAGGTCCCAATCTTGTTCAGATAAGAACAATGCTTGTGGGTCCCTACGGGCGCATCCTTTTCCTTTTAAGGCTATTATTCCTGGATAGTCTCTCTCATCTACATTAGTTGCCTTTGGCATCCCGTATTCATCTTTTGTGAATGAATACTTTTTACCTGTTACGGCTCCTCTAACAGTAGACGTGTCGGCGGTCCCGACATAAACTATCTTCCTATATGATACTCTAGGTTTAGCCGATTTGGAAGTCCTTCGAACAATTTTCTTTGGACGAGAGACAACTTTTACCTCGTCTTCATTTTTTTTCTCCTCGTCCTTTGATTTTTCGACGACGACCTTGGCTTTAATGCCTTTTGTATTTTTAGGTTTGGAAGAATATTTTCTTTTTCGTCTAGCCATATTATTTTTCCTCCTTTAGATGTTTGCGAACTACTATACAGAGTTTATCTAGTCCGATTTTCTGATGGCCGATGATATCCCTCCAAGTGTCACGGATTCTTGCTTTGGTAAACTCTTTGAAATCTTCAGGTAATTCTCTGTTCTCAATCTCTTTGCAGAGTTGAGCCTCAAGTTTTCTGAGTTCACCCCATAAGTCTCCAGACAAATCTTTCAAGGCTTCAAAAGCCTCTGGGTCTTCGATACCAGTCCATCTTTTCCATTTAGCTTCTAATTCGAGAAGATAAGATGGTTTTTTAACTAATTGACCTTTAGAACTTTGTGTAACTTTTACTTCTGTTGCCATATTTCCTCCTTACTAATACTACTATATTTTTAAACTATTTTACCGCCCAACTTGTTTTGTAACGGGTCTGGGTAATCCAGACTGTTAAATCAGGGTCTCTTATGGGCTCTAAGAGGTTTTCCCTAAAACAACTATAACAAATTACTTCTGCTGTGTCCAAAGTTCGTTGACCATAAAGCAAATTCTTGACTCTTGCCTCGATTGAATCAGATTCTTCGGTCTTTTGGCTTTTCGAAAAGATTGTAACACGGAATAATGACTGTGTGACGTCACCTGTGTCTCTGTCTTCATCATAGGGATTATCCCTATCTGTGATGATTGAGTAGACTACACATGGATATTGAGCGTCTTTTGGTGGCTGCCTGTGATAAACCCTCCCAGCACCCTTCAATAGACTCCTCAATGTTGGGTCATTATTTAATTTATTAAATATTGCTTTCTTTAAGTATCGCAGATTTTTGCTATATATTGCCATAGTTAATTATAACCTCCCCATCCTTTGACGAACTTGCCAGTGCGTACATGTCTGGTACGCTTTGAGGCAGACCGTGCATAATTATTAAGGTTTACTTTCATGGTTTCTGCTATTTTGTTTGGAATCTCGGGGGCTACGTCAGCGTAGGCTTTTTCCATATAGTGATAGCCTTCCCACCAGTCGCCCTTAGTTCCATACCAACCTCCATGAACAAAGTGCCCTATCTCTACCCATTCAGCATAAGGCGCTTTCTTCATGTCTGGACCAACAGTAATTCCAGTCATTCCACCACTCTGTACGTTAACATGCAGATTGATTGATTCTTGTAATTTACCAGTCCAGAATCTTTTGTTGGTTCTGCGCTGAGACTCTGTTTCTAGAATCTCCTTTGCCTTATTTCTGAGGGTTTTCCCTTGTTCAATCAGTTCTCCTTTGAAATCTGTTTGCAATGAGAATCCAACCGATTTAAGGTTTTGTATCGTTTGATTTATTCCAGATAATGATAATCCTATTTTCAAATTGACCTCCTATAATCAATAATGTCGTAAGGTTTGAATCCTCTTATAAATTGTTCCAATTTATTTCTCATACTATTTTTGCTTTCGAAGTCACTGTCATAAATTTAGTGTTGTCAAAATATCCAGTTGATTGCTTTAAGATAATCTTAATGTGATGGCTGTCGGTAACACTTTTTTGACCAGCCTGCAGAACCTGGATACCCAAAACCATCCAATTCATTCCAGTCTCCATATCAATAATTAAATCAGTTGGCTTAATTTCTCTTACTATTCCTAGTTTAACCCTGTCGATATAAGCAGCATGTGTTTGTCTGTGAACCACGCCCTGCATTTCATAATCAATATCTGTAGTTTGCGGTTGCACATTTGCATCCAATTCAGCATAAGCAAGAGCTTTAACCACATCTTGGTCGCCAATATCATCGATAGTGGTTTCCTGCCGATATACATATAGCTTAGTAGTTAGATACCTACCTGGTATTTTTCTTATTGAAATATTAGTACCCTCCTATTCTGTTGAAAATTACGTCCCCTTGTATTTCCATTTTTATCGTTTTTAGACTTTTATTCATAATATTATAGGATGTCAGCCAAGAGGGCCAGCGAACATCATTGTTTTATATGGCTGTCTGTATGGTCGCAATAACTTTAATATCGTTTGTATGTTGCTGCCACCAACGCCCAATTCTTCCATAGCAGACTCTTCAGTCTTAGATGTTTTGTACTGCTCGGTAATATCTTGGATTGTGAATCTGACAAGTTGTTTGTCGTCACCCTGAGTCTGTTTATACAGATACTCAACTAGCATTGCTGCGGCCTCTTTGACTCTATCAGGCACAGTCACATAGCCTGCGGTGTAAACCACGGTGGCTACTGGAATTATCTGTGTCTTTGTTGGGTCAAATGTGCAGATTCTTAGGGTTGGTACGCTTATGTCTTGGAAATACTCAAGGTATCCAGCCTCTTCGTTTATCCTGATGTAAGTTACATCAAGGTCTAGTGTGTTAGTTGGTCCTTGCATCAGCTGACAGCTGGTAAGGCTAACAATCGGCCTGCGAGAGAGTTGGATATGAACACCATTGTGAACTTTGTCTAAGACACAACGTCTCTTTTCAGTATAAATGGCGTAATTAATTGAATCTCCGAAGAAATTATCCATGATAGCAGTAGACTTATCGATATACTTTTGTAATACCGCATCAGTTGGCACATCGTCAGTAATCCCTTCATAGGTGGACTTTTCCCTCACTTCGTAAGGTGTAATATATCCCTGTCTAAGAGAAGAGACGACTTCAAAATGTTGTGTATGCTCATACGTGGCATTGTTAATAACAAAATGCCAAATGGCAGTATAGATTCCAAGAATCGTGGTATAAGCTGCTTCCATCTCATACTCATACCTGCCTGTTGTTGAGCCTGCTGTAACCGCTTGACTTGTAAGAATAACGTTCCCGTTAGGGTCCCTAATTTCTCGAATACTAATTGAGTCAGGTGCGATTAAAGCATTATTATAATAGATGTCGACTTCTATCTTGTCAGAGGTGTCTTTTAGTATTTGGTCTAACAATTTAATTCACTATCCTTTCTTTAAAACTACCATTATTAATTTCAGTTTCTGATAGTCTAAGTAAATTATAACCACATTTTGTTAAATATGCATTTTCAGCTTTGTCTTTCTTGACCACTCTATCTAAACTATGCCAATAATTCCCATCTGCTTCTATAACAAGATTAAGACTTGGTATATAAGCATCTACTAAAAACTTTCCATTTATTAACTTTTGTTTTTCAAACAATAAATGACAGGCTTTTAATTCATCATATACCTTTTTTTCAATACTTGTTGGTTGTTTTGATTTAAAAAAATTTAGTAAAGATATATTCTTTTTGATAATATGTTCTTCTGATTGTTTATATCCTAGATGTGTTTTACTTAGAACATTTCTTTGTTTCAATGTCATCTTCTTACCGTACCAAAAACATTTATTCCCTTTATGAGATTCACTCATTTTCCTTTTAGTTTCTTCTGAAACTTTTTTACCTAACATTCCTTTATGATTCTCTCTTATATGTCTTTTATGTTCTTCTGTAAAAGGCGGCTTTTTCTTACCTTTCTGTGCTTCACTCATCTTTTGTCTTGTTTCTAATGACGGACTTCTACCCTTATTCCAAGCAACTTGAGCACCTTTCCTACCTTTATTCCAGGGTGTATGTCCTTTTTTAAATAACATATTTTTTTACCTCCTAATGCCTAATCTTAGCTTTTGCAGTTACCCAATTGGTTTGTTGCACTCGGCTAAGGTCAGTAATGTTTATAACCTGAACTCTAGAACTTTGTACTCCTTCAACCTTCACCCTTTCGTCAACTATGTTGACTACATCTACTTTATCATACGCTACTGCTTTTGTTTTAGACTTAACATAAGTGATTTCATCGATTAAGTCTTGGCTTCGTACCCTGTCTATAATTTCTACAACTCTGTGGGTAGAAATCGCACCCTTCGCAGAGATGGTTCTACTTATAGATTGTAATATATTCGCTTTCGATTGTATAGTTTGCTCGACTCCTGCAACGGCTATACATCCCTTGGCATCAATTGTTTGCTCTGTCGCACTGTAGATGTTTCCTTTAGCATCAATTGTTTGTGATTGAGTGACTGTTATGCAAGCCTTAGACTCTACAGTTTCAGTTCTTCCAACCTTAATTCGTCCTTTTGCTGTGATTGACTGAGCGAATGAACTTTCAATTGTTGCTTTTGCTTCTACAGTCTGCTCAATAGTTCCGTAGATATTTCCTTTTGCATCTATGGTTTGGCCGCTTGGGATTCCGATTCTTCCTAGCGCACTGATTGTCTGGGTACTGCTGATTTGGATTCGACCCTTAGAGTCAATCGTTTGTTCGCCAGCTGTTTGAATGCGGCCTTTGGCATCGACTGTTTGAGTGCCTGTCTTAGCGATTGAACCCTTGGCAGTTACTAATTGCTCAGATGCTACCGCTATGCGTCCCTTAGCTTCGATGGTTTGTTCTCCAGCTACCTGAACCCTTCCCTTGGCAGATATTGTCTGCTCATAGGCTCTGGTAATTCTACCTTTGGCCCAAATCTCTTTTGCTCCAGGTAATCCGATTCTACCTATGGCTGAGATGGTCCTGCTGGTTGTAGCAACGATTCTTCCTTTAGCTTCGATAGTTTGGCTTGTGGCTAATCCAATTCTGGCCAAAGCATCTATGGTAGCTAAGAATTGCTTCTGGATGCGTCCAAGAGCGCCTATGGTCTGAGCATAGGTATTGGTTATTCTTCCTAGAGCTTCAATAGTCTGAGTTAATGTAGCCACTATATTGGCTTTGGCATCGATTGTCTGAGAACCTAGTATTTGAATCCTTCCAAGAACTCCTACAGTTTGAGTGAAGGTTTTACTAATAGCAGCCTTTGCATTAATTGTGGCTTCCTGGGTTCTCTTAATATTTCCTTTTGCATCAATTGTGGCTCCTGTGCCAAGATGGGCAATTCGTCCAAGAGCATCGATTGTGCGTGTGGCTTCTTTAACAATGTCAGCTAAAGCCTCAATAGTTTGTGCAAAGTAGATAGTTATTCTGGCCTTCGCATCTATGGTTTGAGTGAAACTCTTATGTATTGCCGCTTTAGCGCTAATCTCTCTGCTTGTTGAAATTGTTATACGCCCCAGAGCTGTCAAGGTTTGAACTATTTGTTTTTCAATTCTTCCAAGAGCTTGGATTGTTTGTTCAAATGACTTTTCAATTCTTCCTTTTGCAGTTAATGTTCTTGTAGTTAATTTTTTGATTGACGCTTTAACGGTAATCGTTTGTGTTTGATGAACAGTTATTCGACCTTTAGCTGTAATAGTTCGAGGATTAACATATATAATAACTCCCCAGCCAACACCATTCTTATTTGCTCCTATTTGACCTGCCCAATTAGTTACAAGTGAAGAATTAGATGGGATGTAATCTGCTGTTTGTAATTGCCATAAAGAAGTAGTTTTTACTACTGCACTTATAGAAACATCAAATAAATTACCATCATTTGCTAGAATTGGGTCCCAAGTTTCATCATCACAATTATGCTTTCGCCATTCGATATTATCTTGTTCCTTCCATAGACAGTAAAGAACTCCATCTCCATGTTCTACAATTCCTACTCCACCATGTCCTATTGTTCTAGGGCAAAGAGTTTCTGCATTACTCCAGACATCTGTATCTCCAGCCTCTCTTTCCCTAAATTTAACTGTTCCGTCCCCATCTATATAAATAATATGGATATGGGCTTCTCCTAAAGTAATACCATGTTCCAAATCAAAAATAGATTTTCCAGCATAAGTATTAAGTGAAACTGTTTGTATAGTTTCCCAAGACCCGTTATCTTCAAATCTTGAATAAATATCATCACCCTGTTTCCAGGCAAAAATCATATCCTTTTTCAATGCACCTGATATACCAATCGACCTAACAGACTGACCATATATAAAATCTGTATTGGTGTTATCGCTTACATCTTCACTAGCACCCCATCCAGTAATATCTAAAGAAGTTGTTTGTTTTTTAGTTTTAACCCAAATGTTTGTATTATTATCAAACTTTGCAGTTGCCCACAATTTATGACCACCAGTATTTCTATCTGCTGCTAAATTGACTCTTTGATATGTTCCACCATCAGTAACTCCATCGAATACTTTGGTTGTATTTTCCCAAGCCCATCCTGTAGCTGAAGCCTCATTGCTTTCAGCAATATAAGTATCTACTCCATCAGAATAATGGATTGTTATAGGAAGACCATTTTCATCGCCCCTAACTGTAAAATCAGCGTCTAAAGCTCCAGCATTAAATCCTGAACAATCTATTCTTGCATTAGTATTTTCTACCCAATTATCCGCACCTAAATTATCATTAGCTATCCATTCAAAAATAATCCTATCGTTAGTCCTGTCATATCTGCTTCTCCAATGGTTATTATTTACAGAGTCGAACCAACATTTTCTTTGCCAGTTGCCGCCAAATATTCTTTGAGAAGGTGTTTGTATTTTTGCTTTTGCAGATATAGTTTGGGTACTAGATATTTGAATACGACCTTTAGTTTCAATTGTTTGGGTGAATGTTTTTCCAATTGAACCTTTCGCAGAGATTGTTTGCTCTTCAATAGCTTCAATTCGACCTTTAGCCTGTAGAGTCCTCAAACCACCTATCTGAATACGTCCCTTGGCTGTTATTGTCTGACTAAATACCTCTTGAATCCTTCCAAGAGCGTTGATGGTTTGAGTTTCAGTCAGCTTAATACTTGCCTTAGCTTCAATAGTTTGGGTAAGGGATTTCTTAATTAAAGCTTTTACAGAAATGGTTCTGGTTCTAGTGAATATCCATCCAGTATTGTTTCCACTATCAATGCTGTTAATGCCTGCATAGAAAACTGCACCACCAGTTGCATTACTATCTTTGAGGTCTAGGTAATCTGCATTTACTATTCCGCTTGATTTAGAAATAATAGCCTGTGTTCCATTCTGAGTTGACCTAATTGTTATTAGATTTCCTTCAGAGCCTACTGGCTGGAAGGTGGTTACTGTCTGAGTAAATCCGTGGGCAAACTCATAAGACTTGCCAGCAGTTAGAGTAATTTCATTATAAGTACCATCATTTTCTTCAATCTTGTTATTATTTTGAAGCTCAAGGTTGTGGAAAGTCTGACCACCTGGTCTAATTGTTCCACCATCTCCTGTGAGAGTAATTGTCGATGTTCCACAATCAAAAGTAAGATTGTTTGGGAAGGTCATTGACCAACCAATTCCAGCTGCCTTGCTACAGGTTATTTGTGAAGAACCAAGAATTAGTGTTCTAGTGTTAAAATGGCTTGAATGAAACGCAACACAAGAAATTGTCTGACTATTTGTATCTAGTGTTCCCTTTGAATGAGCAACTCCCCCAGCGGCAGTAGTAGTCAAACTATCTTGTAATATCCACTCACCAACACCACCGAAATTTATTTGCCCAAGAATTGTTTGTCCTGCAGTGATTATTGTTTGTCCTACGTCTATAGAAACAAATGTTAATTGTCCTGTATGACTCAAGGTCATTCCTGAATCAAGAGTTAAAGAGCCATAGATATCTATATTTTCACTTCCTGCTAGGTCTGGGGTATCGGTTATTCCTGTCCAATCCATGTCAGCACAGTTTGCTGTTATATTTACAGTTACCACCTGATTGGATGTATCAAAAGAATTGGCATCAAAATAGACACTATCTTTTGAAGCTGGGATTGGAGCACCACTAGGACCTCCCGAAGTGAGGGACCAATGACCTGTATCATTCCAATTTCCAGTATTTCCTACCCAGTATCGTTCATTGTTATCGATACTTCCTTTAGCCCATATCGTTCGTGTCTGAATTACAGCAATACTTGCTTTGGCATCTATAGTTCGACTTACCCCGATTAATCCAATTTTTCCTTTGGCATCAATGATTTGAGATGAAGTTATCGCTATTCTTCCTTTAGCTATGAGTGTTTGAATTCCAACGGCTGTTATCCTACCTTTTGCTTGAATAGTTCGAGTAGAGGTAATAGTAATTCTTCCTTTAGCTTCTATCGCTTGTTCGAACGGAGCTCTGATTCGAGCTTTAGCAGTTATTGTTTTCTCAATAATAGTTTCAATATCGGCTTTGGCTTCTATTGTTTTTGCTTCAATTCTTGAGATTCGTGCTTTTGTTGTAATCGTTTGAACTGTAGTTCTTTTAATAGCTGCTTTGACAGTCACCGTCTGTGGGCCATAAGCAACATAAGTAATGATTAAATAGGCAGCATGGTTACCAGTTGGAGTTCTATCCCAAGAAGAGAAAACAGCCCTTTCATAGGTTAGGCTTATAATCAAATCAAAGATAAATCCAACAGCATTTCCATAAGACCAACCAGCTCGTGTCATTACTTCTTCAATAGTGGCTTTGACATCAGGCGAGTCGTACCAGATACCTGTCTTTAAGTCAGGTGGTTGCCAATAAGTTCTGGCATCTGTTTTTGGTCTACCTGTGATGTTATTGCTGCCACCGATGTTATTTTCAAATGTTGGAGCATCATCTTGGTCAAGTCCATGAATATTGAAATCATGTGCTGTTGTTAATGAGCCCGTAAAACCTTCTAACCGAATGACTGCCGATTTGATTGCTTTACTAGAAGCAACGGTTTTAGCAAGGTCAATATTGCGGAAGATAAGCCCAGTTAATTGGTCCCAAGTTGCTTCTAGCTCGCCAACATATAACATGGTAGAGCCAAGAGAGACACCGAAAAACATCCCAGGCATTTCGACAGCATCATCAGTGCTTTGGTTAATTCTTACTATTAACTGATATTCACCAAGAGGCTGGTTTTTGATATTAGCTTTCGTAGAGATTGTTTCTTCATGTACTATTTTGATTTTTGCTTTCGCTTGAATAGTTTGCGCAATGTTCTTTCTAATATCCCCTTTAGTCCCGATTGTCTGCACTGCTTCTTTCTTAATCGATGTCTTGGCTTCTATAGTTTGTTCAAACGGAGCTTTGATTCTTCCTTTGGCTGAGATAATCTGACTAGATTGTTTTTGAATTCGTCCCTTTGTTTCTATTGTCTGTATTTTCTCTACAAAAGTGATAATGTTCGCTTTAGCCTCAATCGTTTGAGCAAAGCTTTTCTGTATCCTTGCTAGGGCATCAATGACTTGTGTTCCTGCAATTTCAATTCTTCCTTTGGCCTGGATTGTTTTACTAAGTAAACCTACAATATTGGCTTTGGCCCCGACAGTTTGGTTGGATACCTTGCTGATTCTTCCCTTAGTATCTACCGTCTGTATAGAGCTAATTTCGATTCGCCCTTTCGTACTGACTGTTTGAGTAAATATCCTTCGAACTGAAGCTTTGGCAGCAATTGTCTGCTGGGCTGATTTTTGTATTGAGGCAAGGGTAGATATAATCTGTGAGAATGTCTTTATAATACGACCCTTCGCACCAACTGTTTCCGCCCTTTCCACTTGTATACGGGACTTGGCCTCAATCGTTTGACTCGAAGGAATCTGGATGCGTGCTTTCGCTTCAACCATACGTGTGAATAGCCTGCCCAAGCTACCCAAGGCTGAAATGGTGCGAGTAGCAGTTCTCTGGATTGAACCCTTCGAGTCAAGCGACTGAGATGAAGTCTTTTTGATTGCTCCCTTAGCTCCAATTGTTTGTGTAATCGTAGAAGTAATATTTCCTTTAGCTGAAATGGTCTGTGCAAACTGATGCGTTATTCTAGCTTTGGCATCCAAGGTTTGAATTGATGTGATTGCTATACGTCCCAATGCGCTTACCGATTGAGTAGAGCTGATTTGAATGCGCCCTTTAGCGTCGATAGTTTGTGTTGCCAGCTGAGTAATTCGTCCTTTTGCAGTGGTGGATTGTGAGGCCAATTTTTGGATTCTTCCAAGAGCCAGTATCGTACGACTAGAGGTTAGTGTGATTCTTCCTTTTGCATTGATAGTCTGTTCAAAACCCTTTTGTATAGAGGCTTTTGCCGATACTATTTGGCTAGTTGTTTTCTTAATTGAAGCCTTGGCATCTATTTCCTGACTGACTCCAGCTAACCTAAGTCGACCTAATGCAGTGATTGTCTGCGTGGTAGAGACTTTTATCCTACCTTTGGCATCGATAGTTTGTGTGGATTGTTTTTGAATCCTTCCCTTGGCACTTATCGTTTGCTCAGAGGCAATCTGAATGCGTCCTTTAGCAGCAATCGTTTGTGAAGTGGCCAAGCCGATGCTACCTTTAGCGCTTATTGTTTGAATGCCAGCGATTGAAATACGCCCCTTTGCAGTCACTGTCTGCTCTGGTGATTTCTTAATGCTGGCCAAAGCACTAATGTTCTGAGTCGAGGAAACACGTATACGACCCTTTGTTTCAAGAGTTTGAAGTCGTCCTTGCTGTATTCGACCCAGAGCAGTAACACTCTGACTTCCTGCTTTTTGTATTCTGGCTAATGCTGTGATGGTTTGACTTGTGACTAAACCAATCCTTGCTTTCGCAGTTATTGTTTGAGTTGAAGCAAATCCAATCCTACCTTTGGCAGCTATTGTTTGTTCCCCACCAATTCCAATTCTTCCCTTCGCATCCACAGTCTGAGTTCCTGGTACCTGGATTCGACCTTTAGCTGAAATATATTGGTAGCTTGGTTTGTTAATCGAGGCTTTCGCATCGATGGTTTTAATGTGTGTGTCTTTTATATTTGCTAGGGCACCGATGGTCTGAGTGCTTACCTTTTCAATTCTTCCCTTGGCGGCAATTGTCTGACTTGTGACTAAACTAATTCTTGCCAAAGCCCCGATTATCTGAGTGCCCGATAATTGGATTCTTCCTTTGGCCGAAATAGTTTGAGTAAATCCTTTAGCAATTGCTGCTTTTGCATCAATGGTTTGGGTTGATGTTGCCGTAATTAAACCCTTGGCTGTGATGGTTTGGGTTGATGCAACGGCTATTCTTCCCTTAGCGGTAATCGTTTGTGTTGTAAATAAGGCAATCCGACCTTTTGCAGTAATTGTTTGCTCACTAGCGATTTGGATACGCCCTTTTGCATTAGCAGTCTGTGTAAGGGTCTGCTGAATTGATGCCAAAGCTGAAATGGCCTGTGTTTCCGCCTTTTTTACACGTCCTTTTGCGCTAATTGTTTGAGTTGTCGAAAGTCCGATGCGAGCCTTCGCTGTTAAGGTCTGTGTAGAAGCGATTTGAATGCGTCCTAAAGCACTCACAACGGCAGTCGATGCTATCTGGATACGCCCCTTGGCATCCACTGTCTGAGTGAGTAATTTAGAAATACTTCCCAGTGCGATAACGGTTTGGGCACTGGCAATTTGAACTCTTCCCTTTGCTCCTATTGTTTGGCTAGATTGCTTATAAATACTTCCAAGAGTTTCTATTGTCTGAGTTAGTGTGCCGACAATATTAGCCTTAGCTTCAATATCTTGAGAGACTTGAGCTGTAATTCTTGCTAAAGCTTCAATCGTCCTAGGTAGTGTTTCTGAGATAGTGAACTCCCAAGTATCTGACCATTCACCCCAGATGATGATGTCAGCCAGGGCACTTACTGTCTGAGTAAATGTGTCTGCAATACGCCCGAGAGCATCCACTGATTGAGTGGATGTTCCTTGGATTCGTGCTAAAGCACTAACCGTTCTTTCGGAGGTCTTCTTGATAGAAGCCTTCACATCGATTGAGTAACCTTCGACTGATTGAATTTGACCAACTGCAGTCATTGTCCTGCTTGTGGTTACCTTCAAATTGGCCTTAGCGTCAACCGATTGGTTAAACTCTATTTGAATTCGTCCTTTGACAGTGATTGTTTGTGTTAATAATTTTTTAATACTTGATTTGACCTCGACTGTTTTTGTTTCAGTAGTAACTCCTGTTTCTTCTATGTCAACATCATAAAAAGTAGAAGAAGAACTTTGGTTGTTTTGGCTTGTTGTGGCATAACCAGCACCCCTGTCAATATCTGATATTCTAAATAAATATATTCTGCCATTTAGGTCTTTTGCTGTACCACCAGCGGTATTATTACCTATTCTAAAAGCACCAGTAGCATCTAAATCATCAACGGCAGAAGCATCGATTGGATTATTAGCATCAGAAGCACCGTCAATATATAAATTCACTTCTGAATTGGCGGTAAATGTGACTATGGCATATTGTAGGTCTGTATTTACTGGTGTAACAGTAGCTGAGTAAAGAACCCCAGTTGTGTGACCACTATTATCTGTGCAAAGAAATCCGTATCTATCTGTGGTAAATTGGTCTCTCCAAAACAAAAGAGACAAACTTGATGAGTGAATATTTTTGGCAAATATATCATTATCAGCCGCATAGTCATCATAACTAACGATAGTCTCTATAGTAAATGCAGTCGCATTATCTAGTGTTGAATCCGCACTAATATAATCACCATCAAAGTCTTGTCCGTAACCATGTGTACCAAGATATTCTGCTGGATTATTCGCACTGGTTTTTGTACCATTTGCTGTTCCTGTACTGTCTAAAGCCGTAGACGTTGTTGCATCTCTACCATTAAAAACTCTTATATAGTTAGCATCGTAAACATTATTTCTTCCGTAAGTATCATCTACCGCAGGTTCAGTTGCCGAAGCGTTACCATAATAAATATAGAAATCAACATTAGTCCCATCTAATATATTTCCCTTAAAGTAAATCTGTCCAGCATCAGAGGCGGAGGTGTAGTATACAACCTCTCTTGGTACTTCTGTTTCTCCATCATCGGTAGTTACCCTAATGTCTCTAGCATCTGTTTGGTTTACGTGGGTATGAAATCCTGCTGGTAAATCATTCAAGTCAACATAAACTGGAAATCCTGTTAGGTCTGCATCTACTTTAGTCGCTAAGACCGTTACTTTTACTCTGTATAGCCAACTAGCGTTATACCATGCCATGTTATTTAACCCCTCCTTTCGCTCTCCACCATTTACCGCCAGCAGTTAAAGAAACTTGAACTCTGGCTTGATTGCCATAATAAGCAGATGTTACTCCCGCTGTTGGGTATGGTTGCCAATCTCCACCATCCCAATATTCAAAGTCAGAATCTCTATAACTAAATAAGTCCTTTTCTAAATCAGTAAAAGTATTGTCTGTTTTATCAACTTGAACATTAGCGTGAATATTCCTATTTAGACAACAAGTTGGTATTTCCCAAACTAAATAAAGAGGACTTATTTGACTAGAGAGATTAGGAGGAGTAACTAGAACAGTTTTAGTAATACAAACAATTTTTGCTTTAGCAGTTATAGTTTGAACTGTTCCAGCAGTAACTTGAATTTGCCCCTTGGCGGTTACAGTTTGAGTAGAAGCAATTTGTATTCTTCCCTTTGCTGTGACTGTTTGGCTAGATAATTTCTGGATTCTCGCTACGGTAGATACTGTTTGCGTTTGTGTGACCCCAGAAAGAATGTTTGCTTTGGCAGAGATTATTCTCTCCATGAAGATATCAAGGTATGTGTCGTATTTGTAATAGTTTGATGGGTCAACCCATGAAGTTCCCCCATCATTGCTAGCACAAAATTGAGAAATTAAGTCACCACCATAAGTAGCATGATTCATTACAGCTTCTGGGTCTGCGATACTATCTCCATAGCAGTCGTAGTAGTTGCTGCTATCTCCATCAGTCATCTTGACAATTATTCGGTATCCCTTCCCTGCATTAAAGGTAAAGGGACTACTGAGTGTTACCTCGAATTTTGCAAATTCTGTGCCAACACTTGCTTCTGTAGCTAAAGTCCCAGACCTTTGAACTGTGTTGGTATCTTCGTCTCTAATCTCATATAGGAGGTCATTTCCTGGTGTTCCTCCTTTTTGTACATACATTGCCAATTTATTGGCAGTAATGTTATTTCTGAATTTGTAGTATTGCCCCCTCAGTCTTGTTCCATAAACTCGACCCAGAACATTAGTGGTAATCGGATTACCGAAAGACCTATTAAGTAGAAAGACTGCTCCAGGTTCGTTCTGAAACATCCAAGTTGTTCCACTATTCACACTAATAGATGCATCAAAGTTACCTTCTTGGCTATCATATGGGTAGCGAGAGTCAAGTTCAGAAGACCTCATATAATGACTTACGTAGTTGCTTTCTCCAATAGTTCCACTTTCGTATATAATTACAATCCAGTAAGTTACTCCAGCTTGCAGCGTTATTTTAGGTATCGTCACATGGGACCAATTCCATTCAGTTGACGGTGTTACTGTACCAGAGCCAAGCCATTGTGTTGCTGGTTTGTTGTTTGGGTCATCATCTGCTCTAATACCAATTCTGTAAGTTGGTGCGCTAACAACATTAGTAAACATTACTGAGACTTCAGTAACATCAATATTGCTCCAAGGAGTAAACCTTATAGCAGTTGCTTTATTAGCGTCATCAAGGTCCCAATACCAATAATTAGTAGCCCCACTATAAATTCTGTATGGTTTTGTCGGCAATCCTTGAATCCACGCTTTAGCATTAATTGATTTAGTAATACCAGATGTTTTTACCCTTGCCTTTGCTGAAACAGTGAAATCAGCGAGATATGTTACTTCTATTTCTGCCCTATAAAAATTACACCAATCTAAACCTTCTCCCATAGCAGAGGCAGCATCAACAGAGGCAACTAATTTAGATACCTTATCCCAATCCCAACCACCTGTAGGAATGGTCAATTCAACATAATCACTCCACGATACAACCTCAGTAGCATTTCCAACATATCCCAAATATTGTCCTTTGCCTTCAGTCCAAATCCCAAGTCTTATAGTGCCAATTATGACGGTTTCTGCTGCTCCATAAATACGTGCTCTTACTTGTGTTATTGCTCCACCACTTGAAGGAGCAGTTGTTCCTCCACCCTCAAGTGTGGAAGCTTTTGTAGTTGTGTAAGCATAAGTTAAAATTGAGCCATCAAAACCTTTAGCATCATCTGTCCACACAGAACCAACATCAGTTGGACCAGAATTCGAGGCATCAAAATAATATGTATCTACAACCTCTTGTTTTCCAGCAGTTTCAATTCTAGCTTTACCATTAACAGTTTTTGTTATTCCAAATTTTTTTATACTGGCTTTAGCTTGGACAGTTTTAGTTTCTACTGCTACTGTATAAGTGGCATAAATAGAAATCGCATATCCACTAGATGAATTACCCGTTGTCCAAGGAGATTCGTGAGTGTCATATTGAAAACCATCTGCACCACCTTCAACATAACGAAGCGCCCCACCAACGGCGTCGGCTAATACATTTATGGCGCTAGGGTCGCTAACACTATCAGAATCACCAACAGCATTTATAATATAATCTGTTTCCGCAACTACCGAACCAATTATATTTATGTCGTACCACGCATCATCGTGTGTCAAATCAATATCTGTCCCTATAGCTGTTGCTATTTGCCCATGAGAATTAGAAGCGACACTATCTACCTCGTTTACAAAAACTTTAATATTAACATTTGTACCTGTATTATTATCATCAGTTGAACCAATCGTTATTTTAGAAAGATTCCCACTTGAAGCTGGAGCATCAACACCTCCAACTCTCTGTTCTTTTTTTCCAGCAGTCCAGGAATTATTGTTAGCATAATAACTAACAAGTGTACCTAAAGTTGTATATCCAATCGTTAAACCAGCAGCGTGATTTATCGGATAGATAGCGCTATTTAAAAAGTCCTGAGGAATAGTGACCACGAGTTTCTTTTTCTTAGTATCAATTTCTAATTCTCCCCAGACCCAATTACCACCTGCATCTTCCATTTTTGGTCTATAAAGATGTCCAACTTTGCCTGTTCGATAAAGTTTTCCACCCACATAGTTGGTCTTTTTATCTGAACAATAAATTGCATAAGAACCAATCGTGTTTTCTGGTCGCTTCATTCCTTCGTTTTTTTCTTTTTGAGTAAGCGGTGGTTGGTAATGAAAATCTACACCCTTAGTTTCTATTGAAAATTCAAGTTTATTAGAGGTTGGTTTTTCTTTTAGGATAATTTCAAATTCATAACCACCCTCAGGATGTTCTTTACAAGAAGCAATATTGTATAAATGAACCTCTTTTTTA